AGCACATAGTCATTGCCGCCTTTGCTCTTCCAGTACTGTGGACACTCACCAACTCCGTCCCAATCCTGGGCGCCGTAGTTCTCGCGGACCTGTGTTGTGATCAATAGCTTCATGAAGTGCTCCTCTTCTTTGTTAACTTATATACAGTATAACTTCGTTTGGACAGCTTGTCAACCAAAAAGATTCAAGTATGTACGATTAATCTGCCTAGGAGTCATAGTCAGTACTATGTCATCGATCTCTGCCAGTGTGATCATCTGCATCAGTGTCAGTGCTGTTCTACGCTGCTGTGTGGGCATGGCAGCTATCAATACTGTGGGATCATCGGAGTTCCATAGCAGATCGCAGAGTACGACCTGTTCGTGTGTGAGTCCTTCTAACTGTGGCATTATGCGGGTTCCTTAAACAAGTTCATGAATTGTGCGTTGATGATCTCCATCTCATCCTGCTCTATGTAGAAGTCACTGCGGGGATCATAGTAGGCACCCTCTTTGACATCATAGTACAAGGGCCGGCCCATGAAGTTGAACGGACCTTCTAGTCCTTTGCGTGGTCCGTATCCGAGTATCTTTGGAATTGCCTTGTAAGCCATGTGCCGCTCCTTTGTTGCTATGTGTTTATTATACTGCACTTTGGTGAGCTTGTCAACCTCTTATTGGAATAACCCTACAATGTACACGGCTAATAGCACAGCGTTCACTATGATGAGATTCAGCTCTTTGATCCTTACGGCCCACACTAGGTACAGGGCAGCACCCGCATTTAACAAGTAGATGTTAAGGGGATCTATGCGGAAGCTGGTAGTCGCTGCTCCTAGTACCACGCACAGCATACCTGACCATTTTAGGACATTGTTTAAGTTCAACGTACCGCCAAACGCTTGAACACTGTGTCAATGAACATTGTGTCCAAGCGATCTGTGATCCATTCGTAAGGATCACCGTCACGAGCTTTTTGTATACCATATGGCATTTCACCTGAATTGCTGTAGTATTCGTACAGTGCATCAATGAAGTCCTGGTTCTCATCAATATCGCCGCCGGCTTTGAACTTGTCATAGTCAGCACTGTACTTGCTTAGAATACCTTCCACGGTGATTGTCATAGTTGAGCCTCTAGTTCGTTGCTGTGATAGTTCTGTCCTTGACGCACCAGATCCGCAAAGTCTTCCTTATAATGATCGCACCAGTGTAGGATGTCAGCAATGATGTCGCCTGGATGATCTGCACCCATCTTGACTAGGATTGCATCGATGTTCTTTACGCTATCATTCATCTCATTCTCCTAGTGTAAACGCTTTCAGTTATGTCTAGCAGCACCTTGCTGCGCCAGTAGCGTTTTGCTTTGTATGTGTTTATTATAACACTGTCTGTCCAAACTGTCAACCATTATTTAAAATAAACAACTTTGATTGTGTTGCGCTCGCGATCAACGAGAGTCACGTAGCCGTCTTCTGCGCGGTCAGCACGGGGATCATTAAGCACTTTGCCAGCAATGATCTTGATGCTGCGAGTGCTAACATCACCCTGCCAGTCCTCACGCTCCACACCTTCGTTGTAAGAGTACTTGCCTTTACAGCCGCACATGCAACCATAACGACCTGAGTAAACTTTTGCGATGTTGCTGATGTCCATGAAGTGCTCCTAATGTGTTGCTGTGTATGTGTTTATTATACTGCACTTTAGCCAATCTGTCAACCAAAATCTAAGACCCTACACTGCATAGGGTCTTTACAGTTATGCTATAATTTCTTCGTCTATAGCACAAGCAAGCGCATTAAAAGCGTCTTGTATAGCAACGTTTTCTGCATAGTCTTCTTCTAGCAAATTTTGCATTTGCAAGAGAAGCTGTGTAAGTTGAGTTTGTAATTCTGACATTGTTTAGTTCCTTTTAAAACTTATTATAACACACATTTGTATTTTGGACAAGCAAAGACCCTGCTTGCTGTAGTGTTATTACAACTGTTCTATTTCCGGAACTGCGAAGTTAATAATGTAAACACTATGGCCCGGCTGCACATTGTAGACGCGACACGCTTCCGAAGCAGCAGACTCGGATGTGTAGTAGCTAATAGCTTTAGTTGTAGTGTTTACGATTGCGTACATATTGGACCTCTTTGTTGCTAAGTGTTTATTATAACACTGTCTGTCCAAACTGTCAACCAAAATAAAATAGCCCTACAGTGCATAGGGCTATTGACAACACATCCAAAAGATGTTATAATTAATTGACGGCCGTCTCTACCATGCCTTGAACATCGGCAGCTGGATCTTCCTTGCCGTGCCAACCAAACGCATTAGCCGCAGGAACCACGGTTATCGCACCACCACGTGCTAGGAACTGTTCTACAGTCTCTGTGGTCTCTGGTTTCATTCTAGTGGATTGTTTCTTAATGAAAGGTCTACGTCCCATGGGTGTCTCCTTGTTCTGGGGTCTTCATAAGGCCTGCGCCGTCTTCTTCAGCTATTTTAAATCGTACACCACGCCAGTCTTGGGCAATGCGTTCTACTAGTGCTTCGGGGTCTGCTGCCTGACCTAGGAACGCTTTTGTGTCTTTACGGTAAGCATAGAGTTGAGCACCGTCTTGCACTATCACTAGATCGTATTCTGGCATATTATCGTTGTCGTAGTCGTCACCAACTTCCATACCGTGTTCTTCGGCATAGGCCATCAATCGTTCTTTATCGATCTTTAGCTCTTCCATTAGCTCTGTGAACATCTTCATATGATAGCGAGCTGATACCTTGTAGCCGATTATACCTCCGGCTACAAGGCATCCTACTATCAGGAGTAGGTCATACACTTGCGAACTTGTCAACGAAGCCACTGAAGTCCACCGTCAACATATTCGCAGGCACTTTCCACTGGCCCTGTGCTGTCTTCACTGTGACATACTTGATAGCGATCTTGATCACAACACCTGTAATGTTCTGCCCTGTCTTAGAGCTTGTGAAGTTGACGTTGTCGCCAATCCTAATACTGTTCTTAATGGACTTGCCCAGTTGAGCACGGTTCCACTTGACAGCATCGATCATGCTGGACAGCTCTGTGTTGTCCCAAGTTCCGAACATAATCGCTGTGTTAATGTCTTTGATATTCATGTTTCGCTCCATGTTTGTTTGTGTATGTGTTTATTATAGCGCCAAACGAATAGCTTGTCAACCGAAAAGATGAAAAAAAGGGACTAGTATTTTACTACTAGTCCCCCAAGGTTCACTGAATGCCCCGGGAGCGAATCGGCTTACTCAGTGACAGCTTCTGTCGTCACGACAGTAGTTGTACTTACCAATGGCGCTTGGGCCACGGGATTCTTCTTGGCAATGTAGTCAATGGCCGATTGTACGGTGTCTTGACCTTTGGCAAAGCCAATGGAATTCATATGCTGGGCGATCTCACCCTTGGTCATTGCGTGTGGAAGATCAACAAGCTCAATGTCTGTATGACCGTTCTTAGCAAGGATCTTGATGCGCATTACATCGTTAGCGAAGCGAATCTTAGTCTTGCCTGCAACTGTTGAAACACCTGTTACTGCGAAAGTTTTATCTGTAGCCATTTTAAAGTTTCCTTTTTCTGTGTGTGTATGTCAAGATTGACAATTAATTATAACATCTACTAACCAAATCGTCAACCATTATTCGCCCAATTTACTTCCCAATCTGGACACTCTAATGGTCACCGCCGACTGCTCATCTAGTGCTGAAATAAATTCATCGTCATAGACAAGTTCCTGCATGGACAGATCGATCAAGTTCTCAACCTGTGCCATGTCCGCTTCGCCATCGCCTGCACAGACGATCTCGAATTGAAAATTAAATGTTCTGTTCATAGTGTCTCCAACTTGAGCTTGTCAGCTCCATCTTTGATCCAAGCGGTCAGCTCTTCCTCGTTCTCTGCTTCGTATTCAGCCATTGATTCCGAAATACCAAACATATCATCGAGCTCATCACCAATGGCAGCTCGGACCGTATCCGACTTCTCACCACCGTATTCGTAGCAGTCATCCTCGCCATCTTCCCACTTGCCCACAAAGCCCATGCCGGATTCGTAGTAGTAAAGGGTGACTTCAAAGCCCTGCTCAACCAATGCTTCGCAGACACCAATCGGTGGCGACCAGGCTGAATCAAAGGCGCCACTGAATCCAAGACCATCACTGTCGATCTCAACACTGTCACACGTCACATCCCATTTAGTGCCCCACTTGGACACATTGAAGTCATACCAAGTGCTGTAGCCATACTTCTCGCGGTATGGGAAGCAGGTCTTTGCTTCAAGAGCAGCCTGCTCTACAGGATCACCTAGGAAGCCTGATGTGGTATCAAGTAGCTCTGCAGGGCACGGAACTACCGCTTGGCAAAGACCACCATTACTAAATGCATCTGCAAGTCGCTGGATCTCTGATTGCTGACCGCCGCGGACTGTGATATGATTGCTACACCAATTAGGCATGTGTTGCTCCTTGTGTCTGTATGTTAGTATTATACATCCGATCTTCGAACTTGTCAACCAATTCACATTCAATTCTATCAGCACTAGCAGAGTAGAGTTGACCAACGGTGCGCAGGATCTTTACCCGGGCCATAGGACTCATCGTGCCCTCTAAGGCCGTTAAGGCTGTTGCCAGCCACTTGCGTTCCTGACTGGTCATTGTGCTTCCTTAATGGTCTTCAACAGCACCTCGTTGCGTTGCTTCGTTGCCAACTGCTCGAACTCTCTACGAACTTCATCACGCTTGGCCTTAGGCAGTTGCAGGGTCAATGTCACTACCATGCTTTCAAAGTAGCCTGCGGCATAAGCATGGGAACCGTAGTTCTCACGGGATGCATCTGCAAATGCTTTCATCGTTGCACGAGTAGCATCTGCTTCGTTAAAGAATTCATTCAATTTTTGCTGTGCTGTCTTAGGCATAATTCGCTCCTGTTTTGTTAGTGTATGTATATATTATACAACCAAAAAACCAAACTGTCAACCAAAATCTGTTGATTTTAGATCCATTTCTGCTTCTACTTGTTCCCACAATGTGTAAAGGTTTTCACACAGTTTGCGCTTGATTGAATCAGGCAAGGGCAACTCCATGATCATCTCATCTACTTCGTCTAGCTTTGTGTCGATTGCTTCTAGGATGTCTTGTGTTTGCATTGTGTGCTCCTTGCTGTTCATGTGTTTATTATACGATCAAGCAGCCAATTTGTCAACCAATTTGTTTACTATCAATTCCAACTGTGGCTTTCCTACAACACGGCCACCATAGATGTTAGCATACATCTCTGCCACGGCCCTTATGTGAAACTTCTGTTCTTTACCTGTTGCGTAGATCACTGTAAATTCCACATCGTTCTCCTTACTGTATGTCTATATTATAGCAAGGTCTATCCAATCTGTCAACCAAAATCTGCCTACTTCATAAGAAATTTAACCATGTTCTCCCAGGTGTTTGCAGGTACCTCTAAATGTAAATCCTGGACAAGTACACGTGGCTTGGTCCCGATCGAGCGTGTAGGTTTGGCCTTTGGAGCCTTTGATTGTGATTGCATTAGAAGCTTTCTTTAGTTTAAATGGATTAGGATTGACTGCTTCGAACTTGCGACCACGCTTGTCAAAGCCTTTGATCGGGTTCTTGAAGTAGAAGGGCTCAGTCTCTCCCTTCTTGATGTACGATACTAGGTTGTTGCCATCTAGTAGGTATACATGGGCTGGGAATAGTCCCCCAGTAGTTTCTTTTAGAGCTTCCATTAGTCCATCGCCATTCCGGGCATAGGTGCTTTCCCTGTCCAGTGATCCATTGTGACGCACACCGTGTCCTGGATTCCTTTGTATGTCTTCCTAGGAGTAGCCTTGGACCTGTCGATGCACTCTTGGTAAGTCCGGACGGGCTCCACCGTTTTATCGATGAAGTACCCGCCGGGGGCGCTAATGAAAACCAGTAGCACCCACTCCATTAATCTAACCTGCTTCCTGCATAGCACTTGTCCAAGCCCAGCTTGTCTTTCAGCACCTTGGCATAAGCATATGCACCTGCTTCGCCAGCATCAACGCTCTGGCCCATGTACCATTTGTTCCACAGTTGCAAGGAGCCTGTGTAGCTCTTGCTGAAGCCTACTGCCTGCAGGGCCTTGCCCAGCTTGCTGTTAGAACGCACACCGTAGACATCAACCCAGCTGAAGCCACAAGAACCACCGTCGCCACCGTTGAAATGACGGTTAGCAAACTCCTGAGCAGCCGTGTTAGCCGCTTGCAGGGCTTCTTGGTGTACTAGCTCTACCTTGTATGTTTCGATCGTTGCAGTCATCTTACGCTCCTTTTTGTTTGTCTATGTGTATATTATACAACCAAAATGCCAAGCTGTCAACCAAAAAGATTCAAAAATCTGAAAATATTTTAGGACATTCACTGCTCACACCGAGCTCGCGCAACCAGCCGTGAACCATGCCAATCGGGCATCCTAGTTCTTGGGCGATCTCGTCGGCGGTGTAATTATCGATATAGAGCTGTTCGATATCGTATGCAAGGTCAGCCATCACGCTCATTTCAGCACCTCTTGGATACGATCTGTGAGCGTAGGAGCAGTCTTCTCAGCTACCGAAGCGGCACCCTTGTGTACCATTACCTGTGCATCCTTAGCAACGGATTGGACCTGTTCGGGCCAATAAGCGTAAACTGCGATGCCAATTATGATTCCGATGATATATTGCATTTGCGTTCTCCTGTGTGTCTATGTGTTAATTATAACAAGGTTTGTCCAAACTGTCAACCGTTTTCTACCCAATTTTCAAAATAAATTTCATCGACTGCTCGCTGAAACTCTTCGTTGGTTGGATATGTGTACGGGCTGATGTTCTGGAACCAGTAAGGTGGTTGCACTCGCTTACCATTAAACAGGATCTCGTGGTAGATTTTACGATTGTCATCTTCCAGTTCAATCTCTGGACTGTATGTGAAACCTTTGTATGTCATGTCGCTCTCCTGTGTGTCTATGTATGTATTATACGATAGATCGGACAGGCTGTCAACCGATTTATACAATAACCCTACGACTAGGATTGGCTCTATCATCATAGATCTTAGCATAGTGATTCACTCGCACCCAGTCTACAAGGCCCTGCGGGTCACTGTTCCCCCACTCGGCCACATCGGTGACATCCACGCTGTCGTCCGAGCTCATGATGTAGATCTCATAGTGCCGCTGGCTGTTAAACTGCGCACGAAGCCGCATAGCTTCAATCTGGCGACCTAGTGGATTGACCTCTAGTTCTATGCCCTTCTTAACCATGTCGAATAGGTTGGCCTTCTCCCAGTTCTCGGGATGGTTGGCTGTGATATCCTGTACTGTCTCAAAGCCTTCGTCACACCACATGGCTAAGAAGTATTTCATCTTAGAACTCTTCAATCAAGAAGCCTTCGTCCTCATCGTATTCCATGCTGAGGGGAAAGTCGGGCTCTTCGTCTTCATCGTTGAAGCGTTCGCTCAACTCGTTAGCGTCTAGCATATCTGCAACATCGTCCTGCGACATATAGCCTAGGCACATTGCCAGCATTGCCTCTGCTGACACAAGACCTTCTTCAACCATTGCCAGTGCTTCATTACGTGTGTTCATAAGTTTCGCTCCTTAATTGTTTGTCTATGTGTATATTATACGATCAAACGTTCTAGATGTCAACCGAAAAGATTCACTCGTGCCCGTATAAGCAGCGGGGTCAGTGTGGCATTTCTGCCACACCCCTGGCACTTACGCCGAGGCGGTCTCTTTCTCGTAGATAACAGTAGTTCCGAACGGCGATACTGCAGAAGTATTGCCTTTGACGATGAATATAGTATCACAGTAATCTTCATCACCCCAACCACTGTTTGGATAGCCGTCTGTGAACATAATGAACTTCTTAGGCTGGATACCCATCTCTTCCATAAAGGCCCAATTGACTTCAAACGATGTGCCACCTCCACCTTCAGGAACATACTCAAGCAAGTCATGATCGTTGTCGTGTGTGATCTCTACGTGATTGTATACCTCAGTATCAAAGCACCACAAGTTGATCTTGAAGTCCTCGTATTGATCTAAGATGCCTTTGACTTCGCTAAGGAACACTGAAGCTTCTTCTTCACCAATACTACCACTCATGTCAATGGCAATAGCCACATCAATAGTCGTTGCTTCTTTCATGCCCGGAAGGATCGCGCCACTGTGCATACTCTTGCGATTCACACGCTGGAAGGAGTAATCATTGCGAACAATGCTTTGGATCTCCTGTTGCACAAGAGTGCGCCAGTCCATCTTAGGCTCTGTCAAGTCTTTGATCATGCGCTGGATGCCTGCTGGCACTTTGCCTGCACCTGCTGCCGCGGCACTTTGGATCATCGCATCTTTGATCTCTTGACGTATAGCTTCTGCTTCTGCTTTAGTAAGGCTAGGCTTGCCTTTGCCGTCTTTGTCTTGATTACCAGCGCCAGCACCTTCTTCTTCTTTGATGTGCTCGTCTAGCATATCACCTAACTGTGATAGGAGTTCTTCCATATCCATCTTATCTGCTTTCTCAAACAGGATGTCATAGATCTCTTCCCAAGCCAAGCCACGATACTTGCTGTCATAGCAGATGTCTACTTCAGTGATGCGCTCACCAATGCGCTCGTCGATAAGGATCTGGTTTACAGCATAGTCCTGGGCGATGTTCGCCAGCTTTGGGTGACGTGAGCCTAAGCGTCCAAAGTGATCAAATATACCGTGGCAGATTTCATGTGCAAACAAGAACTCTAGCTTCTTAACAGAAAGCTTCTCAACGAACTTCTTGTTATACATAAAGTCACGACCGTTAGTAGCCGCAGTCGGGCACCAGTCGCTGGCATCAATCAGCTTCATGCGAGTTGCCATGTTGCCGAAGAACGGTGTTCGCAGAAGCAAGCCAATGCGGGCAGTTGTTAGTTTCTCGAGAATTGGGTCCATGTGTCGCTCTCCTTAGTATGTATATATTATAGCACCAACGCATCCGATTGTCAACCACTGCTTTGTTGTATTACTGCAACACCTCTGGCACTTCAATAGGGTGGGCAGGCCCTGCTGAGACAGTCCTGCCCTGCAACGTAGAGGGTCTAGTTCTCCATTGCTGACAAAACATACTTGCCAAAACGCTTGTGGAACTCATCGAAGCTCTTCATCTTAGAAGCGTCCAGTGGCAAGTCGTAGTTAGTAAGAGCAGTCTTAGCACCCATCACAACGAGCTCTGTTGGAAAGTTCGCCATCATGTAAGCAAAGAAGTTGTCTGCCATTGTATCCCAGTTCTTGCTCTTCTTCTCTGCACGGTCTTTCAACTCGTAGCACAAGGAGACTGTCAATGAATACATTGCTGACACTTCTTTAACCTGCAAGTCCTTGACCTTGCCGTCTAAGATGTCTTCTGCTTTAGGCAGCTTGCCTGCGATCTTACGGTGAGCCATAAACTTATTAGCCAAGCCATCACCAACGGCACCCGCGATAAGCGTAGCCAAAGTCTCTGTATCAGTGTCGTCATCACTCAACAAGTCTGATACGAAGCTCCAAGAGCGTGGAGTAGCAAAGCTCTTGCTGGCACTCTTTGGATCAAAGTCGTACAAGTCCTGCTTGGCAAAGCCTACATAACCTACCACGTCTGCGTGGACTTTGTGTAGCGTAGCCCAGTCCTGCCAGTCATCGAAGTCTACTTTCATTTCCAAGTGAACGAAGCGGTTAGCCAACGGAGCAGGCATACGGTAAGTGACGCCACGATCGCCTTCGCGATTGCCAGCGGCAACAATGTCAACACCTTTAGGCAGTTTGTAGGTGCCTACTGCACGGTTAAGGATCAGCTGGTATGCCGCGGCTTGAACAGCTGGAGGAGCGGAGTTCAACTCATCTAAGAAGATGATTGCTGTGGACTCTGGGTCCATAGGCAGCTCTGAAGGAGGTGCCCAAACCATCTTGCCCTGGTCGCTGTTGTAATAAGGGATACCTTTGATATCAGTAGGTTCCCACAGAGCGAGGCGAACGTCAATGACTTCGCGGCCTGCGTTGTCGCCAATCTGCTTAACAAGATCGGACTTACCAATACCTGGAGGGCCCCACAGGAATGTAGGACGGCGAACTTGAATTGCTTTACGAATTGCTCGGCTAGCGGCTTTTGGACCTACTTGGCGAACGGAAACATCAACTTGCTTAGACATATAAAAGACCTTTCTCAGTTATTACATTTTGCTGTTTAAGTAATAATTATAACAGCTTTTGGCTAAGCTGTCAACCACTTTTTAAACTTTTTTCACATAGTTCAATTGTGTTGTATTATTGCCACGAACGCTTTTGATCTTAGCCTTAATGGTTATACGATCTCCTGCTTCCATTTTACTATTATACCAGAAATCAACGAAGCTGTCAACCAGTTTCGCTGTGATTCTGAATTTGTTGTATTCTTGCGAATAGTGACACTTGATGATCTCTACTTCGCCCTGTATCTTATCGCCTACAGTGCCAGTGAGCTGAGTGCTATTACGGATGTCGCTGTCTAGCTCTTTGCGGCTCTGTTCACGTAGCATAGCAGCAGGTAGACAGCTTACGATGGCAAACTCTAGTAGGTTGCGGCCTGTGAACTCTTCCAGCTGTGCGATCTTGAGTGCTTGCCGCTCAAAGTCGTTGATACGACCGCTGAGTTCTTTGAGTAGGAAGCCGTTGAAGTAGTGTCGAACCTCACGGCCCTTTGTGATATCCTCTGCGGTTGCTTCAGTGAGCATACCATCACGCAACCACTCTTTGAGCATGAGCTTGTTGGCCTGCGTGACTCGCTTGGTACACTGGTTCTCCATAACGTAGACATCTTCTTTGAAGTAGCCACCGTTGATACGATCTGCTGCTACCGCTAAACCCCAAACCTGCTCTGCTGTGAAGTTCATAGTTCGCTCCTAGTTTCTTACTGTATGCCACTATTATAACATTATGTATCCAATCTGTCAACCGAAAAGATTGAAGTGCCGGCCATAAAAAAAGAGTGTGGCTTTTACACCACACTCTCCAAACGTGACGCCCCGGGAGCGAATCGGCTTGTCTGTTTGATACCGGTTAAACGATTACAGAGTAATGCCTAATGCTTTTGCCTTATAACCCAAGGCTACGATCTCACGTGATGGCTTGCCCATTACGTATTCAGTGACAGTCACACCATTGCCTGCTTTGCGGCTAGTGCTGTAGACAGCGTAGCCATTTGATTTGATGCGTGACACTTCAGCTGACAAGTTGCCAACGCCAAAGTCGTTCTTGGCTTTGCTTGCTGTCAATGCGGCGCCGTTGTATAGTGCTGTGAAGACTTTGAAAGTCTTTGTTTCTTTATTGAATCGTTTCATGTTAAGTTTCCTTTTGTTAAGCTGATAATTTGTTCTTCAGCATTATTAAATTATAGCAGCCTATCCTAATAAGGTCAACTACTAATTTTACCAATTTACTTTTTAACGTTTACATTGGCACGGAAGAACGTTCCCAACAGTATCACAGCCAGCCACGAGTTCAATCCAAACTGGATAGTATGCAAGGTGCCGAACAGTACGTTCCACGACCATATGACCAGCCACGGGCCCAGCAACAGCAGGCCTACAATTAATGCAATACCTAATAGGACTTTAAACATATTATCCACCTTTCATAACAGTGACTTTAGCCATGTTCACCCAGTTGTTAGGGAAGCTCTTGCGCAAGTCTGCCACTTTCAATACAGTACGCAAGCTGATCTCACGCATCAAGCGCTTGTTCTCTTTAATGAAGTCTACTACTTCATGTTTGGCTGCATCGCTGATGTCGTAGTCGTCAAGCATACCGTTCTGTCCTGCTTCTGGGCTAAACACAATCTGCTCAATGCGCAGGACTTTCTCACGCTCTGTATCCATCTTCAAGTCAATGTAGTGACAGCGTGACTCTAGTGCTGCCAAGTGATCCTGCAACTTCTTAGAGCGAACGTTCTCGAACTTCAAGTTAGTGATGAACACAGCACCGCCTTTGAAGTCAAACTTGTCTGGAATGCCCTCTGAGCGCAGGATGCGGCTGTCAGTGTTCCAGCTGATAGTACGCTTCTTGCTAGTGTCTAGTGCCGCTTTGAGAATGTTCAGCGATACATCGTCTAACAAGATGCTGTCACAGTCATCGAACACTAAGATGCTCTTGCTGTCACTGTACTCGTAGAGCTTGCTGTACAAGCCAATGGCACTCATAGCACCTTTAACGATCTCATACTTAGGCTTGCGTTCGCCTAGTGTGTTGAACAGATCGTCTTTGCTCAGCACTTCTTCAACACCAAAGCTCTTGCCTACACCTGGAGGGCCTGTGACGATCATAGCACGTACATCGCCTGCTTTCACAGCCTTGGTCATTTCACGTAGTACTTCAAAGCGAGCCTTAGTACGCTCGATGATAGCTTCGTCAGTTTCTGCGGCTACAGCTTCGTCCGCTACTTTGTTTTGGGTAAAATCCATGTGCTTGGCATCTGCACTCTGCTTCAACGCTTTCAACATGCTCACTCCTTCAGGGATACGACTAAGTTGGGAACTACCAGTGACATAACCGCCCTGGCGACACTTGATACGGATGTTGCGAGCTGGAAAGCCTGCCTGCGAACTGCCGTCAACTGTGACATAGCCTTCGCCATCTTTGCCTACTTTGAAGTCTTCAACAAGCTCAAAGCTCATTCCACCAACGTTAACGGCATTGCCGCGTATATTGTACCAGCCTTCTGTGAATGTAATATGCATGTTTCGCTCCATGAATGTTTGTTAGTAAGTGTATATTATAGCGCACTTTAGGGGTCTTGTCAACCCCTAAATGCATTACCCTTCAACTTTTAGGGTTTCTAGTGCTACTGACAGCAACTCAAACACAGGAAAGCCATTCTGCATCTGCCCTGTGCTTACAAGCCACTCTGTGCCGTTGTGCAGGTAAAAGTACTCGCAGCCGGCACCCTCATAGTGATCTACAAAGGCTGCAACATCGTCAAAGCTCTTAAAGTCACAGCCTGTCTCTTCGCGATCACGTCCGTAGAACGTAGTCATGTTGCCGTAGAGTGCTTCGTATTCTTCTGCGGGCATGTCTGTGTCCAAGCGACTAAAGGCATGCTTCTCGCCAATCTCTGCTTGCAGGCTGCTGACATCGCCCAGCGATACTAGATGATTGGCTTTAGGACTAGAGTAATGTTCCTGCAGGATGCGTCCGTTGTTGCTGAGATAGCCATCCCAGTGGCAGTATACTGCTTTAACCCGGTCGCCGTGCTTGACTGCAATTGCTGATCTTGTTGCCATAGTGTTCGCTCCTATTTGCTGTTTATGTGTTTATTATAACTTCAAATTACGGGGCTGTCAACCCCTAATTTTAAATTATGCTTCCATGCTCGCTTTTACAGTATTTTGCATAGCCGCTCGCACATAGTCTGCTAGCGCATAAGCGTCCATGCTCACATAGTCATCGCCTTGCATGCCTTGCTCGCTGTAGCCAACGTCCTCTGCTGCCTCAGTGCTAATGCCTGCTGCAATAAGTGCAGCGTGTACACAGGCTAAAAATGCGCTGTCTGTGTAAATTAAGCCGTAGCTGTCATTCCAAGTTTCCTCTGTAAAGTAAGCCTGCAAATCGCCATCGCAGCCTTCTTCTTTATCTGCACTAATATACATATTAATGCTCTCTACAAACACTTCCTTAGCTACTGTGCTCCAGTAGCCGTCGCCGCATGTTGTAAACATTTTGTTTACAATAATTTCCAGCTCGTAGCCGTCTTCTGTGTGTGTAATATTTTGCATTGCTCGCTCCTTTGTTGCTATGTGTTTATTATATGTCCAAAATGAGGAGCTGTCAACCCCTCATTTTAAATTACACAAACTTAATGTTGTTTGTGCGCAACAGTTTTTTAGCAGTCTCTACAATGCGCTTGAGGTCTGCTTGCAGCGTGTTGTACACAAACTCGCCGCTGACAAAGTCGCATTTTTTGCGAGGAGGAAACTTGTACGTGCCGTTGTCGTTTGTTTCTGTGACGTTAAAAGCGCAGACAATAGTATAAGTCTCTTTGTCTTTGTTGTATACGAGTTTTGCTTTTGCTTGTGTGTTAAATGCGTTTGCGTTTTGCATACTAGCTCCTGTGTGTGTTTAAGCATTAATTATATGCTCAAAATGCACAGGTGTCAACCAATTTGTTTAAAGACCCTGTGAGCTTTAGGGTTTCTTTGCGAGCGCCCTCGATGGCCTGCTCGATGATGTCCTCCGCGGTACCATCTGTTAACACTTCTTCTGGGCGCTGGTAGCAGCATCCGCCCAAGTACTCCGCGGCCAGCTCGTAGCCTTCAAACTGTACACGTACACGCAGCATGAACCAATCGTAGGTGCCGTTGTCGATCTTGCGACAGATCTCGTCTGCATCCTCTGCTTCAAAGCAGTCACGTGGGTTAATGTCTTCCCAGGTCTTGTCCACTACCACAGTGTAGGGACCGCGTTGCTCTTCTAGTAGTGTTTCATAGTCACGCATGGTTCGCTCCTTAACGTTTGTAAGTGTATATTATAGCACAGTGCAGCAGCACTGTCAACCAAAATCTACATGCTCCAGTAGAGTTCGCTAGATGGATCACAGCTACGGGGTGTGTCATGTGCTATCTCTACATCTTTGCCCGTCATCAAGTTCTTCACAGTCTTCATTGAGGGGAACCATTCAAAGCGGTAGCCCTTGCTGGGAGGATAAGGATCAAACAGATCTGCCACAGTGCGACGCATACCGTTGTCGTCCTGCCCAGTCCATACAGTAGTAGAGAACAGTCGCTCGCCTGTCTTCTTACGACGGTCTGCCTTGTAGATGTACAGTGTGTAATCTTGTTTCATATCAATCTCCTCTTGTGTCTGTGTTAAGTGTAGGGCACAACTGTCTGCGCAGCTCAACTTCACGCCGATGAGCCTCAGCCTTGCCGCGGACGATGCCGTGTACTAGTACTTCGATCTCGCTCTTGTCGCTGAGTGTGCGCAGTGCAGCACACAACAACCAGTTCTTGCCTTCTGTCTTTGCACGATAGAAGTGCTTGGCAGCACGAGCAAGCACTGACTTGTTCACTGTAGTGCAGGTCTTTGCAGTGACACCAATGTAGTTGCCACCAGCAACACGCAGCTCATATATGATATGATTGCGATCTGCACGTTTCTTGCGGGGTGTGTTTTTTGTGTCCATGCTAGTATTATACGACACTTTGACTACCTTGTCAACCAAAAAGAAAGAAACCCTAGAGTTAACTGGGTTTCTATCCAAAACGTGTCCAAAATGCCACACAGCAGTCTGACTTCGCGGCACTGTCGTGACTTCATCGAGCTGCTGCTGCTGTAGCTGCAATCCCACTGGGAATCACACTCACACTCTACAGCAGCAGCTGATCAGCACTGGAGCTTGGTCCGCCCTGAGCGATTCGAACGCCCGACCCACGGAGTAGAAATCCGTTGCTCTATCCAGCTGAGCTAAGGGCGGAAACTTGGTGCTCGCACCCGGAATCGAACCGGGAAGCCTCGCGGCGACAGATTTTAAGTCTGTTGTGTTTACCTATTTCACCATGCGAGCGTGTACTGTATGTACTGTAGTTATAGTCTAGTAGTGGTGGGCCGACCTGGAATTGAACCAGGACTCAAGGCATTATGAGTACCCTGCTTTACCATTAAGCTATCGGCCCGTTAGTCTTGTGTCTGTCCTTTCAGGATGAATCTGTGTAGATCTTCTATACGTTCAGCAAATATGTCCGGGCTTGTCTGCGCAGCCTTGCTCATGTCCCAGCGACTTGGATAGTGTCTCAGCATACTTCTAGCTTCATCACGAACTGCCTTGGGTACACGAGCATAATGCCCACCCGCTAGTCGCTGTAGAAACTGTTCTGTATACTGTACAGCACGGAGTCTTTCATCTGGTAATGTCATCTAGTTCCACATTGTTGCTTAGTATGTGTTTATTATACGATATAACTGTGAACATGTCAATACCCCGCAGCGGGGCCTATGCGTGTTTTGGTGAAATTAGTGACCTTTTGTTAGCCACGCATGTAGGTTCACACTTATATCATCGCAGGGATCGTCTGCTGCTGAGTAGTGATAATGTGATACAATCATCGTATAGTAGTTATCACTGTAGTGAGTATAGTGTGTAAACTTGCATAGTAGAGTCACTGTATAGTAGAGTCAAGTATATCATGTAATATCACGCAGCGGGGCCTATATGTGATCACCCTTTTGTGGATCAAGAAGTCTTAAACAGGGTAGAAAAGTGTGATTTACTGTTCAGTAAAGTGCGTATACGACCCTAGAACCGTGGCCTAGAGTGTGAGAAAGTGTGGAAAAGTGCAATAAAGTGTGACAAACTGTTCAGAATCGGGATATCTATAGTAGAAATCCATGCTAGATCAAAAGTTTTCCACGGTGGCTTGACTGGCTATGCTAAAATGGTTTCTACCATTCTCACAGTTCTCTCACAGTTCCTACACCATTCTCACAGTTCTCTACTATACTCTCTACTATACTCTCTACTACACGCATACGCAGCGGGGCCTATAGTAGATCACTTAACGCAGATCTAATCAACAGTATGTCTTCTTCACAGTCTAAGAAGATCTTGTCATCTGTCTTCCACCATGTCATTGTGTGCTGTGTACATAAGCTGCACAGTGTATCTACTACTGATTGTTTGTCCGTGCTTGATAGTTTGTCTAGTTCTAATATGTGCATTGCCAGCCTATTAATCCCTCTTGAGCTGCCGCAGGCTTCTTTACTATACAGTCACTCTACTACGTTGTCTAGTGCTGACTCTATTGTATCTTCTACTATACAGTAAGTAGCAGTCATGGTTAGATTATCTGTAGTTATACATAGCTCATACTCGGTGTCGTCTTTATACACACGTTCAATGCGAGTTAGGAAACCCAATCTGTGATTACGTGCTCGTTGTGCTATGCGAGCTCCTGTCAGAGTCTTGTACCATTTAAGGCGTCGATCAGTGTCTTTGTGAGTTAGATAGTACACAGTCTTTTGCATGAGATATTTACTGTCTAACTGATACATACTATACACAAACTGAGCTATTATGAACCTACACTGCTATGCATTGCACTATTTCCTAGACTATGACGCAGAGTCGGTATGGGAGTTGGTACAGACTCACAGGGGCTATATCAGTGTACGTGCCTGTGGAGAGTATCGCTTTTGGATAGACTCGCAGTATGAAGTCATGCTGCTGCTAGCATTTCCTGCACTGACTCGTCAGCCACAATTGGATTATATATAATGACATATTCTATTACAGTAAGTGAGCAGTGTCTACAGCGTTTAGAACATCGCTGGGGCTTAGAACTACGCATAGTTTCTTTAACGCAGTTGGATCTCGGACTAGTACGCTTGGTAGTAGAGTGTACACCCTGTGCTTGGACCTGTATGTGCCTGCTGGTAGACCAGTAAAAAACCTGCGCGGAACCGCTTCGCGGCCATTGAATCATCTGTATGTGTGTTTAATACACTATAGTTCCCGACTCGATAAATATACATATGAAAAGATATACCATAGACAACGACGCTACATGGGCAGACATAGAACTCTATGCTGTTGATCCCAATAACAGAGTACGGTTCATCACTGAGAGTCTTGCGGGAGTTCAACATCGCTGGATCGTAGTAGATGATGCTCTTGGGGGCAACCTGAATGCTATACCCTTGTTTGAATCAACCTTTGAGGGGCGTGTCACTAGTGTAGACTTCCCCGGCAACACTGTATTATAATGGAGCTAGAGCATGAGAATACACGAAATATTAACTGAAAACATCTTTACCTGTGACTATCGCAGGGTCATGGATGCTGTAGCACACCTATACAGAGAACACTATGATGTGGAAATTTGGAACAATGCAGAAGCACACGATGAAGCTGCACAAGTACTAATGAAAGAACATCCAACCAACGATGAACTAGACTATATCATTGACACTGCTGAACTACCAGAACGCTTCATGGAACTTAGCTTTCCCTTAAACGATGATGTCATGTACGGTGTAAGCAGTGACATCTCTGAAACACCTGCAAGCAGAGATCTTTGCACATCAGGAAAGCCTGACAGTGCTCTAGGGGCCAGCAATCTAAGCTCATGCAAGAGTCAGGGCTATCGCAGCCGTGAAGGGGGCAAGAGTCACAAGGTAGGTCCAGAGCGTGTCAAAGTACGTGGCAAGAAGATCAAGGGCAAGAAATATGGTGGCCCTTTACCAGATTGGTCATGAGCTATGACACAGAGTCTACGCTACACTGATCTACTTATAGCACCCCCGGGGATCCCAGATGCCCGCTTTCACAGCAGTGTTATAATGCTTACCCATGAGAACCACGACAGTCACTTTGGACTCTGCGTTAATAGACCCAGTGGGTATGGGCTGGTAGAAGTACTGGAAGACACCCCTATAAAAATACACAACTGTCCTGACCTACCCGTGTACTGGGGTGGCCCCGTGAGCCCCACGACTATGTGGATGTTGCACAGTCGAGACTGGGCCTGTGAGCATACTGTAGAGCTATCAGAAGATTGGGCCATGACCAGCAATGAGGCCATGTTCCATCACTTGTCAGACTATGATGGCCCTAGAAGCTTTAGACTGTTCATGGGTTATTGCTCATGGGCTGGGAGTCAGCTACGCAACGAGCTAGAGGGTCTGGGGCAATGGCGTAAAGAGCAGTCGTGGCTACTGGCCCGTAATCAAGGGCCAGAGTGGTTGTTTGACCAACCCGAACACGAGCTGTGGAAAAATATGATAGCCCTTAGTGCCCACCAAGCAGTGGACCGCTGGCTCTAGGGTTTAGCGTAGAACTGGCCTCGGCGTTCACTAAGCTGTTGGCATGAAATACACATCTGAACACCCTTGATGGCCGCTCGCCTAGCTTCAGGAATATCTTCCCCACACTTTTCACAGAATTCAGCGCTGGGCTTGCGAGCTTGCTCTGCTAGACGATCACGCATGGCAGCTACCGCATTCATATTAGCGATAAGTGTATTGATCTGCGCTACTTCTGCTTCTTCTTCGTTGTTGTACTCAAATGTATCTTCAATGTTGCTCATAGTATTCCCGATTTTGATTATAAACTGATCTGTGTACTTATCGATCTATTAGATCTTTTCGCCTTTTGCGAACCCACGGAAACGTAGGAAGCGTGGAAATCGTAGGCTGTATGTGCCGTCTTGATTCTGTGTCACTGCATCCGCTCTTACTTCAACAACTTGACCAGCAAGAGTATCACGACAAGCCCAAAGCTCATCTCGATTAACATCGCTAAAGCCACTACCAACATTGACTGTAATTTGCTTCCCGTCGTCCTTGCCGGAGCAAACCAAAGCTCCAAGTTTGTCGATATTTCGTCCAGTACCTTCTTCAACATTTACCACCTCCAATGACACTTCAATAAACGGTTTTTGTTTAAGCCAGCTTGCGCTACGCTTACACTCGTAGACAGCATCAACGTCTTTGATCATGATGCCCTCGTAGCCCTGCTCTACCATCTGCTTGTTGAAGTCCTGGAACTCCACCATGCCTACCATTGTGTCTAGATCAACTTCAATCTGGGGTACAATGATAATACAGCCTGCGTCAGCAAAGATCTGGCTGAAGTTGGCCTTAAGGAAGTTTGAGCGTCGACGTTGACCCATCATGCTTTCGCCCTGCTTGAACTCTACCAAAGGCAGCACGTCGAACAAGTTAAGCACAGCATCGCTGGATTCAACATTGTCTTTGCGATGTACTTGGGTCATAAGCTCTTGGAATGAAGTAGACATAACTTCACCGTCGAACACATAACTGCGCCCAAAGTTATCCATATTAGCTTCAAAGGCTTTTACAATATGCGGAAAGTTCACAAGCTCTTTGCCGTTGCGTGTGTACATAGTCACAGTACGTGCTTCAAAGTCTACTACTGTCAAACAGCGTACACCGTCCAGCTTCTTCTCAAGCAGCTTCTTACCTTGGATCTTCTTCTCGTGATTAGCACCATCATGGGCTAACATACATTCAAACACAGGAATCTTATACTGTGCTTTCTTAGCTTTCTTAGCTACGTTGTTAACTGACTTCTCACCAAACCCTGCTCGCATGTCCTTGATAAGGATGCGCCGATACCAACCGTTCCATTGCTCTTGGGTAGCAACACCCATTGCTAGTTCGATGGCATCACGAGCAGCGTGTCCTGTAAGCTCACGTTTGCGAAGGGCTTCTGCTAGTTCAACAAAGTTAGCCCAGCTAAGACCTTGTCCGCCCTCTTGTTCTTTGGTAGGTACTTTCTGTACACCAAATGTGTAGAGCTTGTCTAGGCTCATAACAAGTCCCTCAAAGAACTCATCTAGTCCCTCTTCCATTGCTTCGTTTAGGATAGCTTCCTTGGCTAGTCGGCTGTTGTCTGCTTCTAAACGAGCAATGATATCTTGTGGCTGTGTACGCATGTCTGCTCCGTGATGTTTACTAATGCATATATTATAACACCGTATTACTTAGTTGTCAACTAGTTTTTTGATGTTAGACAATGTTTCCAAAATACGCTGATACCTGTGGATATCTTCTGCTGTTGAGTTGTTCTTTAACAGATTACAACGATTACAGATTATCCACAGGTTATCAATGTCACTGGTCTTAGACCCATCTAAACTTCGAGGTATCATGTGATCAGTACTAGGTGTGTGGATGTCTGCTTTGTCTACGTTGTTCTTGCCTAGACCGTAGTCTAACGGGCTACCACAACACTCACAGACCTCACCACACTTCGACAAGAACTGTACATAGTCCACACTCCACTTTTGGGCATTCTTCCACGCCCAAACTGGCCTTAGATCTCGAGTCTCACATACTGTTCGGAATAGTTCGCGAGTGTAGTATGTGGCTGGATCATACTTAGTATACAAGTTCTTCTTCATTTTCTACTTCCATGCTGGGCATTGTGATAGTAAATGGTTTTGCACACAGAGCTTTACCAGTGAGTTGTTCGTAGGCATCAATGATACCTGACGCAACCTTTTCGCGAACGCCCATACCACGATAGTTAGTTGGGTAGTCAACTTCGAACTGTTCTTTGATATCGTTGTGCAAACGGTCTGAACTTTCAAAGAACTCGCTGGCCTGATAGATAACATCTTCAAACAGCTCATCGCTGAACACACCTTCGTTCTCCATTACTTCACGGACTTTAAGGAAGCCCAGCATAGTAGCAGTTGCAATCTTCTCAGTGGGCCAGTACTGCCTCATCTTAGTAAGTACCTGCCCTAATGGCTCAAGTCCATAATGATCACGGGCAAGCCAAAGGTCAGTGATGTGAGTAATAACACCTGCAACACGTTTCTTGTAGCCTGTGAAACAACCTGCATTGATCACACAGTTATCTAGATCAACAGCAGCTTTCACGCCCATAATAACTTCTTGCTGATGGATAAAGTATTTGGCCATCGGCTCACTGTCAGTGTTCAAAGCCAACAGTTGAATTGATTCGATATTCTCATCTTCGCTTACAACATAGAACACAGGAACCATAGATCCTTCACCGTACTGTAATGTCCAATCAATTCCGTGTTGCTGGCCATCTGCAATATAATAGCGATTATCTTTTGCACTGTATCGAGCCTGCAACGGAGTCACACAAATGATATTCCATTTGTTGTGCAGTTTGTTAACTTGTTTGGGTTCTGGGTATCGCTGACGACCGTAGTTAAAATAGCAGAGTTCTACGGGAACCCATGCAAATTTAAGTATCTCTTGATAGTTGAATTTGGTATTAGGTTTACCTGCTCTAATGCGTTTACCAACAGCACGAGCAACCTGTATCATTGATACACGCCTATCTTTGCGGCCTTGACTAGGGTCAAACGGCTGCATTTTCAGTTCTTCTGATTTAGACATCATATTTTCCTTTGTACAAAATGTTGTAGGATTATTCCTACGACAGGAGCGTTATCTTACTCCATGCACACAGTATAACAGGATCCTAAGACCCTGTCAACCAATATTATTCCAAATAGTTTCGCCAGCTAGGATGGTGCAAATGATAGCCTTGCTTTTTACGCTTTGCACTTAGATCCCAAAAGTGTGGCTTATAGGGCACACTCTTTGGCTTCATCTTGGTTTTGTCTGCTTTCCTGTAGTTGCAGTCTTTACATGCTGTAGCAGAGTTCTCCCAAGTTGTCTTGCCGCCTTTGCTGATTGGTAAGACGTGATCTAGTGTAGCACTAGCATCGTTGACTCGAACACCGCAGTACTGGCAGATATACTCGTCACGCAAGAACACATTACGCTTGCTCATGCGCACTGTGACTTTTGGTTTCTGATATTCTTTTAGTACTATAACTGCAGGAACTCGGGTAGTCCAGTGCTCGGAACGTACAAACCAATCTTCGTACCATTCAACCACGTGAACTTTGTCCAAAACCAAATACCGTACGGCCTCCTGCCATTCTACACATGAAAGTGGAAGAACGCTTACGGGCTGCATGTCTGCGTTTAATAGGAGGGTTGTCATGATATTCTTTATTGCTTTTCTTATTTAACACAAGGTATGTAATAGAGTTATTATATGCTCAGATAACGGATAATGCAAGTCTTTTTTAAGATAACTACTTGACTTAGTCGCAAATACGTACTATAATATAACTTTAAACAACAAGGAATCAAAATGAGTCTAGTCCCAATGGTAGTTGAATCTACAAGCAGAGGCGAACGTGCCTATGACATCTACAGCCGTCTGCTTAAAGAGCGTATTATTATGCTTAACGGACCAGTAGAAGATCATATGTCTAATTTGATTGTTGCCCAGCTACTGTTCTTAGAATCGGAAAATCCAGACAAAGAAATTAATTTGTTTATTAATAGCCCGGGCGGCGTTATTACAGCAGGCATGGCAATCTACGATACTATGCAGTTTATCAGATGTGATGTGTCTACGTTTGTTATGGGCCAGGCTTGCTCAATGGGATCGTTCCTAGCACAAGCAGGCACAGCAGGCAAACGATTTATGCTGCCCTATGCTCGCCATATGATCCACCAACCAAGCGGCGGCAGTAGAGGTATGCAAAGTGATATTGAAATTCAATACAAAGAGATCACTAAGATGAAAACTATCCTTACTGAACTCTATGTCAAGCATAACAGCAAAGGCAAGACCTATGCAGAGTTTGAACGTGATATGGATCGTGACACCTTCCTATCTGCACAAGAAGCACTAGAATACGGACTCGTTGACAAAATCCTCGAGAAACGCCCATGAACTTACAAACTGCAGGCAAAGTAGACAAAGGTTGGGGATTTGAAATCGTGTTCGCCAACAACGACAAATACTGTGGAAAACTTCTAGTGTTTGAACGTGCTGGCGCAAAGACCAGCCTAGTATTTCATAGAGACAAAGCCAAGAGCTGGTTCATTAATGCAGGTAAGTTTAAGATTACACTAATTGATGTAGTCTCGGGTGAAATGAAACAGATTGAAGTTAGTGAAGGACAGACTGCAGACTTTGGTCCGTTAAGTCCGCATCAAGTTGAAGCACTAGTCGATGGCAGTATGATCTTTGAAGTTGGTACAGGTGACTATGTAGAAGATCGTTTTAGACTCGCACCTGGTGATACGCAAAAGATTCCTTCAGAGCAATAATAAGATCTTCGATCATACCGTCATCGTGAAACGGAGTGGGTGCAAAACGCAGTCGCTCTGTTCCCACATCAACTGTAGGAAAGTTAATAGGCTGTACATAGATGTTGTGTTCGTTTAATAACCTATCGCTTATAGCCTTACACCTAACTGCATCTTCAACCAGTACAGGAACAATATGAGTAGTAGCACACTCCATCACTGTAATGCCGTTGGCATTGAGTCTATGTTTTAGTTTACGGGCACGTTCTTGATGCTTGTCTCTTAGCTCATTGTGATCTTTAAGATATTTGACGGCAGCGAGAGCACCTGCGCAACTAACAGGGCTCAAGCTGGTCGTGAATATGAATCCAGCAGCAATAGAACGAATAGCGTCGATTACATCTGTATCAGCAGCGATATATCCGCCCTGAACACCGTAGGCTTTCCCAAGCGTACCATTGACTATGTCAATCCTATTTTCGAGGCCCAATTCTTCTACCTTACCGCCTCCGTGTGTACCATATAAGCCCACGGCATGTACTTCATCGATGTAAGTGATTGCTCCGTACTTGTCTGCTAGATCGCATATCTCTTTGATGTGTCCAACATCACCGTCCATGCTGTATACACTTTCAAAAACCACACAAGGAGTTTGTCCTGCTATTTTTACTGCACACAGTATATCTTCTAGTTGTTGTAGATCGTTGTGATTAAACACAGTCTTAGGCGCACGACTGTGACTCATACCTATAATAAGACTGTTGTGGTTATTGCTGTCGCTGACAAAGTGTATGTTAGGTATAATTTTACTAAGAGCAATAAGACTCCACTCATTGGCTACATAAGCACTACTGAACAATAATGCTTTGCTCTTGTTGTGCAGCATAGCTAATTCGTGTTCAAGTGCTACGTGGTAGTGACTGGTCCCACCAATATTGCGAGTGCCACCTGAACCAGACCCTGTCATATCTAATGCTGTATGCATTGCATCTATAACAACCTTGTGTTGCCCCATGCCTAGGTAGTCGTTGCTACACCAGTTAGTGATATTTTTAATGTTGTATGGACCATACCAAATAGCATTAGGAAAGCTGCCGCGTTCTCTAAGGATATCATTAAAAACCCGGTAGTTGCCCTTGGATTTCATGTCCTTGATCAGGGTTTTGAAGTGTTCTTTATTAATCATAGTGCTAGTATTTAACTAAATATCTAATAGAGGAATGTATTATGGATAGGTTAGTACAATCAAATCAACTAGGTGACATACAATGAGTTTAGATACTTTAGGATCACTGCAGACTGTTCTTAACAGACCAAACGATCCACACGATCCTAACGGTATTGCTCACGCTACAGACAGTGCCGACACTGGCGATGGGGTTGCAACCAAAGCAGCTAGAGTCGCAGCAAAACTTGCTTGGGCAAACTATATACAAGATTATAAACAAGCATTGATAGTCGGAGACAGTTCAGGACCAGCAGAGTTTCCAGACGGTAGCGAGATAGATTACACAGATGATTAAAGAAAAAGAATTATGAAAATTGCAGAATTACTAAGGCAGTTGGCATAATAATAACTATTGTGACAATGTCTGCAGAAGATCGTGTTTGGCAAACTATTGACCCAGATTTAATTTGGGTAATGGACAAACTAATTGTAAGTAGAAAAATGAGATATAACTGTGGCCCGGTCGGACTTGACGTTCCGCATCCGGGCTTTTATATTGTGCGTCCCTGCGTCAACATGATGGGACTAGGACTAGGCGCAACAAAGATGTGGCTTGAAAAGGACACTTGTGATTTACCCTACGGCTACTTTTGGTGCGAATGGTTCGAAGGCAGACATCTTAGTGTAGACTACTTCTACGGTAAGCAAGAATTATGTGTAGAAGGCCGAAAGGGTGCTGATACGTTTACTCATTGGGACGAATGGATTCGAACAGATGATGTAGTAGACTTTCCTACAATACTTAAACCGATATCATATCCACACAAATGGATCAACTGCGAATTCATAGGTGGCAACTTAATTGAAGTACACCTAAGACACAACGAAGATTTCGATGGAAACATCAGTCATTTTATCCCAGTCTGGTCGGCCGAAGATACTACACCGCCCGAGGGATATACGTATCGTGAATACCCAGATGTCCATGGCAGAATCGGCGCTTTCGTAAAATAAAACAATAAATACGTTATGAAAAAACTACTAGTATTATTACTCATCCCGTTTGCAGCATTTGCAAACCCAATCGACGATAACTGCGCCCAGCACACAACACTAGGTGCGCCCATCAGCAGTATCACAACAAACACACAATATATATGTCACAGCAACTATGCTGTGCATTATCGATATGACACAAAGACAGCTGAGTATGTTGTAGAGCATTTAGATGCTACAGACATTACTGGCCCTGCTAAACGCAAGAACAACTTTGGTCCTGATCCTAAGGTAGACGATGCACTAGAAGCACAGCTAAGTGACTACGCAGGTAATCCATACGATCGTGGACACCTAAGTCCAGCAGCAAACAATCGCACAGATGATAGTCAGATGAGCGAGAGTTTCTTCCTTACTAATATGATTCCACAGGATCCAGGACATAACAGAGGTATCTGGCGCATACTTGAAATTGGTGTAAGAAACACAGCCGCAGCAGGCAATGACATCTATGTTGTAAGCGGAACTATCTATGACACAGGCTACAAGACTATCGGCAATGCAGTTGGAGTTCCTACTAGAGTTTGGAAAGTTATCTATAATGCTACTACTGGGCAAACAATTGCTTTCTTGTTCCCTAACGCAAAACTCAGCACCAAAGACTTGCCCAAGTATGCAGTCAGTGTTGATGTAGTTGAAAAAGAATCAGGCGTAAATGTATTTCCAAAACTCAACGAAGCTGCTGAAGCAAGTTTTGATGCAACTAAATGGCCTGAAATTATAAAATAGAATACCCTACCTTAGGAACGCTTGCGTTGCTTTTGGGTTGCCCGGCTGCTGGGCTAGATATTATGGAGGTCGTGCTCCGGAATGGTATCTTGAAGTGAGCACTTTCTTTTGGCTAAATTAATACACTTCTGTAATCATACTGTAATCTTTCAGTACTTAAATAAATGTACACTTATAAAGGATTATATATGAATAAGTTTTTAGCTACGCTGTTAGCATCATTTGCAATTGTTGCCCAAGCAGGTGACATCACTGGCGCAGGTGCCAGCTTCCCTTACCCTGTGTATGCCAAATGGGCAGAAGGATATAAAGCAGCCACAGGCAACAGTGTAAACTATCAAAGTATTGGATCAAGCGGCGGTATCAAACAGATTGATAAAAAGACTGTGGACTTTGGTGCAAGCGATGTTGCCCGTAGTCAAGAAGAATTAGACAAGATGGGACAGATACAGTTCCCAATGGTAATGGGCGGAGTAGTTGTGGTTGTTAATCTACCAGGTGTAGAGTCTAACCAACTGAACTTAACATTAACACAAGTAGCAGACATTTTCTCTAGTAAGATTACCAACTGGAAAGATGTGCAAGCAGGATTACCAGATAGACCTATCTCTATTGTTCATCGTTCTGACGGTTCAGGTACAACTGCAATCTTTACCGGATACCTAGCCGAGGCTTCAGCAGACTTCAAATCCACAGTTGGGGCAGGCAAGAGCGTCAACTGGAAAGGCAACATCGTGGGCGGCAAGGGCAATGCAGGTGTAGCAGCAATGGTTGGTAATATCAAAGGTGCTATTGGCTATGTTGAGTATGCATACGCAAAGCAAAACGGATTGACAACTACACGGATCAACGGTGTTGAGCCAAGTGCAGCAGCGTTTAAGAGCGGCGAGTGGACATTAACTGCATCAACATTCATTATTGTTTACCCTAACGGAGAAAAGACACAAGAAGTCTACAAGTTCTTTGATTGGTGCTATAACAATGATGCAATGGCAGAGTCATTGGACTATGTTGCATTAAGTGACAATACCAAAGCAGAAACAAGAGCATTGTGGAAAAAATAACTCGCTGGGCTGGCAGCGTACAATAAGACAAATAAAGCCAGTAAAGCACCTTAGGGTGCTTTTTTTACCACTGGATAAATATTAATAGTTATTAATAGGAGAGAATATATGTGGGAAATGATCGACCGGATGACAAATGATCGTCTTTGGATTTATACTGCTATTTTAGGCAGTTTATTTGGTGCTGCATTTTTAGCATATTTCAAAGATACAAAGGCAGGCATTTGGTGCTATGCAAAGTTTGATCAAATTTTAGATTACTTAGTTAATCGATGGGGTTGGACTTGGTTCGATCAACCCACTGATGCGTGGCGCACAAAATATCCACATGTCACTGCAAAGATAGACGAGCTCGAAGCTCGTGTAATACAGTTGGAGAACAAAAAATGATTAAAGATCTAGACTTTGCAAGCCGTAGCTTGCTGTTTGCTAAACTTGCAAACATTGCATACATGGATATAAAAGCTGCTACTAGAGCTGTAAAATCACTGGGATTCACAACTGTAGAATTTTATAACAAAGATGGTGCCCAGGCATATCGCTTTATGAACACAGATGATTTAGTTATTGCGTGTCGTGGTACTGAGCCTACACAGTTCAACGACATTGCAGCAGACTTGCGAGCTATTCCTGTGGTTGCAGAAACTATCAGTAGAGTACACAAGGGTTTTAAAGCAGAAGTAGATGAACTGTGGCCAATGATATGTGATGATCTTGTGCGTACAGTTAATCAAGGCAAGGTAGTTTGGTTTTGCGGACACAGTCTAGGGGCAGCAATGGCAACTATTATGGCCAGTCGCTGTTTCCATTATGCAAGTGTTCCTAATCCAGAAGAGCTCTACACATACGGATCGCCACGTGTTGGGTGGAAAGGTTATGTTGTAAGTCTTGGAGTTGTACATCACCGTTGGAAGAACAACAACGACATCGTCACAACTGTTCCGCCAACGTTCTTAGGATTTAGACATCACGGTACAGAACACTATCTAAATGCGTATGGGCAAGTTCGTAATCCAACTGGATGGCAACTGGTCAAAGACAAATGGCGCGGTATATGGATGGGACTAAAGCAAGGTAAGGTAGATAGCTTTGGCGATCACAGTATGACAGAGTATATTACTCATCTACAGAACTTTAAAGACGGTGTAGAAACTCCACAGGTATAATTAACACATAGACTCATTAAAAAGCACCATTAGGGTGCTTTTTCTTTTATTATAATCTAGGTTTTAAATCTTCATCAACTCTTCATCAAACCTTCATCATATTGTCATCTTTCGATGTTTAAATAGCAGTATAAGAGATACGCTCTTATTATACGAATACGCACAGAGGAGAATTATTGATGCGCATTACAACTATCGCTGCGGCCGCAGCCCTAGTACTAACAGCAAGTGTTGCTGTTGCAAGAGACAGCGTACAAGTTGCAGGAAGTTCAACTGTACTACCATATGCTAT